AATGAAAGACAGATTTGGTGGGGCAGTAGATTCTAAGAAGTTTGGTACATATAAAGCTCATATGAAAAAACATAATTTAGATGAACCAACTGTACGCATGATTCATAAGAATCCCGATGCCGGAGAATCAAAGCGTATGATGAAAAATCCAAAGTATGCTCAGGCTGTTTCTCTGTATAAAAATGCTCAAAGAAAAGAATCAACAGACCTTACTAAGATTCGTACTATGTTAGATAAGGAATAGAAGATATGAAAAGTTTAGTTACCTATTCAGTTGAAATGGATGAACAAGAGGTCAAAGAAGCCGTAGACTTTATGGCCGAAAAAGATATTGTGTTTACAGAGAATGTTTTTAGACCTGGTTCAGAAAAGTATTTTCTTTTCTTTAATGAAGCAAGACGCCTAATGGATATGGATATGCTTCAGGTAGAAGGTGTCAATAAAGAGATTCTGGAAACAGACATTGGTAAATTTGATATGTATGAAAATGTGAGAGTGCCACTTGATTGTCCAATGCCCTATCTAGGTGAAGAGAATCTTGGTGAAGAAGAGAAAAAAGAAATTGGGAAACCTAAAAGAGGTGGTTCCAAAAAGTTTTATGTTTATGTTAAAAAAGGAGATTCTGTAAAGAAGATTTCCTTTGGTGATAAAGGTGGAGCGTCAGACGGCTCTACTCTTAAAACAAAAATTAATGATCCAGAAGCTCGTAAATCATTTGCTGCCAGACATCAATGTTCAACACAAACGGATAGAACATCTGCTGCCTACTGGTCTTGCAGACTGCCAAGATATGCTAAGTCTTTGGGCATGCAGGTCAACAATCCAGGAGCGTTCTGGTGACAATTGGTAAACCATATGTTGATATGGTATTAGGAAATAAAAAGATAAGAACCTTTGATATGAATGCCGATCAAGATGAATATGAATGGCACCGCGATAAAATAGATAGGAATATTAAAGTATTAGAGGGTGACAATTGGCTACTACAGTTTGATAATAAAATGCCAATGCCTCTAAAGGTTGATGATGAAGTGTTTATACCTCATGGAGTATTTCATAGAGTATATAAAGGCACCACACCCTTAAAAATAGAGATAAGAGAATAAAATGGATACTGATACACGTTTAGATAGAATAGAAGAAAAGCTGGATAAGCTTAGTGATGTAATAGTATCTATTGCTCGCTTTGAAGAGAAGATGGATGCTTATAATGAGTATCGTGAAAGATCATGGGATCGTATGAACAAGTTTTCTGAAAAACTTGATGATATTGAACATAAGGTAGATGATAATTGCCGAACAGTTCATACCATAAATAAATTATTCTGGATAGCTTTAGTTGCTATAGCAGGATCAATCGCAGCTCAACTTTGGATGTAAGGAGAACAATCATGAGCGAATGGATCAAAAGGTTGGCTGAGAGATTTGCTGAAGTCAACGAATCAAAATTTTTAATTCCGGAAGAAATTCCAACACAAGAACGTACTGCGTTTATGGGAGCAGCAGCTGCCGCTCATAAAGCAGGTAAGACATCTTTTGAGTTTGGTGGTAAGACTCATAAGGTTACAATGAAAAAAGATACAGCCAATGCAATTGCTGATGAAAAAGAACCTACTAAAGAAGCAGTAGACCTTGATAAGGATAATGCTGATAAGGCCATTCGTCACGATTGTGCTACACATGTTAAAAGTGAATCATGGGGCTATGGTGAATGCATTAGTGGTCAACACACTATTGTAGAAACTACTGAAGGTGAAGGTTATGTTACACATTATGACGTAATGTTTGAACATGGCATCGAACGTAATGTACCAGTAGAAGATTTAGAAATTCTACAAGAGATGTCACATTCACATTCTAAAAAGAAAAAAGAGAACGTAGAAGTTGAAATGAATCCTAAAAAAGAAAAGAAAAAGGATGATAAAGCATCTACTGAAACCGATATGGCAGCCGAAGCAAAGGTTGATGAAATCTCGGTAGGTAGGCTGCAGAGATGGGCTAAAGATGCTAAAAAAGACATCGAACAAAAACGTAACAAAGTAAAAGCGGCTTTAGATCAACCAGCAAGTGTAAAGCACGCAAAAGCAGGTCTTGATGCAATGAAAGGTTTGGCCAAGAGATCTAGAGGATCAGACATGTACGTTGATAAGATGACAGGTCGTTCTAAGGTAAAGCCAACTGCAGAAGAAGCTGAGGTATGGCCAATCTACAAACGTATCCAGGAAAAGGCAGATGCTGATCGTGCAAAGCATTATAAAGGTGCTGCTAAGCCCGAGGATTGGGATGAAAAGGAAAAGAATAATAAGGGCGCCATGGATATGAGAAAAGACATGAAAGCCGATGCTCCTGATGAATCCCCATACAAAGAAAAAGATGGTCATGATGATGCGTCTAAAGCAGGCCGTGTAGGACCTAATGCAAAGACAAGATCAGGTGATAATAAACAAGGTGACAAAAAAGTTATTAATCCTGTAGCAGGGGTCGTAACCAAAGAAAAATAGGAGAAGATTATGGCTATAAAACCACCCGGATGGTGTACAAACGCAGTACCAGGTAAAAATGGATGGACTGATCCAGTATCAGGTGAAGTGTATGTATCTGCAAGATTTACACAGGCAGAAATTGATGAGTATAATGGTGTTCAGATTGATCAAGCTATTCATGATGATATTCAGAATGGAAAGATTGAAGCTGCCATGGCAAATTCTGATTATGCCGAACCCATTTTTGTAGACGAAGATGATGTAATTCAAGATCTTAACGAAGATGGTGTTATTGATGATTTAGAATCAATGACCAAAAAAGAACTAGAAGATCTTGGCAGAGAGCATGGTGTTGAACTTGATCGTCGTAAGAACAAAAAGAGTTTAATTTCTACTATGAGAAATCTTTTGTCTAAATAAAGTAAACACTTTATTTGGATGTGACATGAAACTCTTTGAAACTTTAGACGATAAAAATATTTTGATCTTCGCTGCTAAGCATTATTACAAACCAAATGTAATTGATGCAGAAGAATTTTATGATGACCTTAAACGGTTTATGTATATTAAAAGATTATTTAATAGGTATTCTAAATCGGGAGAGATATCCGAAAGACTTATTTTAAATCATCTTATTGTGATATTTAATGTATTTGGTATTCAACCTAGCCTACAAATGTTGGAGTACCACATTGAACAAAAATATTGGACATCACTTAAACCGTTTTTGGTCTTTTTAAAATATATTAAAAATGATGAGTATACAAACATACCATTGGATCAACACGTGGTAGATAGATTAAGGAAAATCTAAACTATGGGCATTATTAAAAGAGCCGGTGATTTAGTATATACATTTAGATTTTTGCGTCTTCTTACTACTAGGTTTGAAGATACCAAAGCTTATGAATTGGGTATTATTGATGCTGATGGAAAAAGACTAAAGTCATATAATATGGATAGTATGCAATCTCGTGATGATTATAAAAACTACTATACACCTTTTCATAGACTTGTTTTCAATATTAAAAAGATTATGGCAAAGGCACCTGGTGGTGGAAGTAGAATTGCAAGTTATGCTGCAGCTCTATATCTACTTAAAGAAAAGTTTTCTATTTCGGATAAAGCAATTAAAGATGCGTTACAAGAACACGATATTGATCCATTAGACTTTATGGCTGAATCAACACAATGGTTTGTATTAGAAGATAAAAGATTATCACCAGGTGTTTATAAAATTGGATCTGATAAACTTATTAATAATACACTTGAGGAAATGGCTCACCAAAAAGATAATATAAGAGTTAATGATAACTGTTATCCTGTAGGTGAAATATTTGGTTTAGATATTTACGAGGTGACACATATCAAAACAAAGCAACCTGTATACGTTACAGTGGGAGAACTAGCAAGATGAAAAAAGAAACAAAAGAAGATGCTATGACAACCGCAGATGCAGGTATTCCTGCTGATACTAAAGATATGGGTCCTAGATTAAAAATGGTGAATATGACTGACCGCAGACGAAGAAAGGATAAACTTCCTGTTCTGTTAAAACGGTTCCGGAAGTATATAGAAGATAATGGCTAAAATATATTTATTTTTTATCATTGTTTCTTTATTGGGTGGCGTAGGATATGGTGGCTATAGTTACTATCTTTGGTCACAAGAAACTATTGGCACTCTTAGAGAAAATAATGTAAAATTAAAAACAGCGGCTGAGACTCTACAAAACACTGTTGAGAAGATGGCAGCAGATGCAAAGAAAAACGAACAACTAAATAAAGATTTAACAAAGAGACTACAACAGTCCCAAGAGCACCTTGATAAACTTAGAGGTGTGTTCGCTAAAATTGATTTGACTATGGAGGCATTAACAAATGCACAAGGACTTGAAGACCGAGTTAACAATGCCGTTAACAAACTCATTGGACGTATCAAAGATGAAACTACCCCTCCTTCTGACCGGCCTGCTGATACTGACAGCGTGCGGGGCGAGACTACCGGAGAAGGAAGTAGTAGTAACAACTGAATACCAAGAACAAAATATTCCAATTCAAGAAAGACCTAAGGCTGTAGATTTTCCCCCGGTTGATTGGTTTGTTATTACAGAACAGAATATGGAAGAAAAGATTGCCGAGATTAATTCTAAGACCGGCAATGTTGTTTTGTTTACTATTACGCCAAAAGGTTATGAGAACCTAGCTATTGGGATCGCAGATCTTAGAAGGTATGTTAAGGATCAACAGGCGATTATTGCTTACTATGAAGAGGCATTAACACCAGATAAACCTAAGGAAGAAGTGACCTCTACCGAAGAAAAATAAAAAAAATATTTTTATTTAAATCGCATATATGGCCCGTTCCGAGGTCATAGAAATAATATATACTACTATCAATTCAATAATCAACTATTAACGTCTATTGTACGGATAGGCGCTGTCATTTTTTGTCCAAGAGGTATAATATGCTTAAAGCAGTTCCAAACTATAAAGATACCGACCTAAGAGGTCTAATGTCACAAACAAAATTTTATGAGGGGTATAGTAGATGGGACGAAGACAACGAGCGATATGAATCTTGGGAAGAATCTGTATCACGTGTAATGGATATGCATCGTGATTATTATAAAGATAAAATGACACCCGAACTAAGCCTTCTTATTGATGAAGCAGAAGCATCCTATAAATTAAAATATGCTTTGGGTGCACAACGCGCATTGCAATTTGGTGGCGATCAGTTAATGAAACATCAAATGAGAATGTATAATTGTACTTCTACATATGCCGACCGCCCACGCTTCTTCTCAGAACTATTTTATGTTCTACTATGTGGCGCTGGTGCTGGATTCTCAGTACAATATCATCATGTTGATAAACTACCAGATATTCAAGAACGTAAGAAGCAGGCTAAAGGATGGGTCGTTGAAGACTCAGTAGAGGGATGGGCCGATGCTCTTGGAGCTCTATTGTCATCTTACTTTGTGGGCGGTGGTCAGTTCCCAGAAATGGAAGGTCGTAAAGTCTACTTCGACCTAAATAATGTACGTCCCAAAGGTGCTATGATTAGTGGTGGATTCAAAGCACCTGGACCAGAACCACTACGGAAAGCGTTAGATAAAATTGAACATCTCATTCAGTCTCGAGTCCTTAGTGGGCACAATCGTCTTCGACCTATTGATGTATATGATATTGCCATGCATGCTGCTGATGCTGTGCTTGCTGGTGGTGTTCGTCGTTCTGCAACTATCTGTCTCTTCAGTGCTGAAGATGAAGAAATGGTCTCAGCCAAAACAGGAAATTGGTTCATTGATAATCCTCAGCGCGGCCGTAGCAATAACTCTGCTGTCATTGTTCGTTCCGAGATTACTAGAGAGCAATTCAAGTCAATTATGGGGTCCATCAAAGAGTTCGGTGAGCCCGGATTTTACTTCGTCGAAGATAGAGATTTCACCACTAACCCCTGTGTCGAAATAGGAATGTACCCACAGATTGATGGTAAGTCTGGGTGGCAGGGATGTAACCTAACAGAAATTAATGGAGGTAAATGTACATCATCAGCCGAATTCTATAAAGCATGTAGAGCAGCTGCTATTCTTGGAACATTACAAGCAGGTTATACAAGCTTTAAGTATTTGGATAAAACAACCAAAGATATCTTCGAAAGAGAAGCATTGTTGGGTGTATCTATCACGGGATGGATGAATAACCCGAGTATTCTTTTCGATGAAGAGTTTCAAACAAAAGGAGCTGAAATTGTTAAACAAGTTAATAAAACCGTTGCAGAGCTTATCGGAATTAATGCGGCAGCAAGAACAACGTGTGTTAAGCCTAGTGGAAACGCTTCCGTTCTACTCCAAACGGCGAGCGGTATACATGCTGAGCATTCTCCTCGTTATATCCGTCATATACAACTAAACAAGGATACAGAGGTAGCTCAACTACTTGCTGAATCAAACCCATATATGGTTGAAGAGTCTGTGTGGTCATCTAACAATACAGACTACTGTGTCGGCTTTCCTATTATCTCACCAGAAGGTTCTCTATTCCGTGAAGAACTATATGGCACAGCACTATTGGAGAAAGTAAGACTAGTACAACAGAATTGGGTTGAGGCAGGTACAAACAAAGAATTATGTGCGGATTCTAGGGTCCGCCATAATGTATCCAATACTGTAACTGTAATGCCACACATGTGGTCTCAAGTGGAGGATTATGTATATGACAATCGCGATTCTTTTGCAGGTATATCGTTCTTGGCGGGCTCGGGTGACAAAGACTTTGCACAAGCGCCAATGACCGAAGTATTAACAGAAGACCAAATAGTTGAAAAATATGGTAAGGCGGCATTGTTTGCTTCTGGCCTTATTGTAGACACCCGCAAACAAGGATTTAGAGATCTATGGGACGCAACCATGCAAGCTCAAATGCCAGAGGAATATCGTGGCGAGATCTCAGATCTAAACAAAGAATGGATTCGTAGATTCAAAAAATTTGCCGATAACTACTTTGAAGGTGATCTTAAAGAAACAGAGTATTGCCTTAAAGATGTATTCCTATTACATAAGTGGACTAAGATTCAACAAAACATTAGTCCTGTAGATTTTAAGACACAGCTTTCACAAAAGCGATTTACCGATATAGATACTATGGGTGCGATCGCATGTCAGGGCGGTGCATGCGAAATCACATTCTAGGAGAGCAGATGGAAAAAGAATATTGGGTAGAATGTCATGCCTGTGATGTAGAGACTCAGGTATTAGTAGTCGACGAAGATGAAATACCACAATATTGTCCTATGTGTGGATTTTCTGTTGAATACGAAGAATTAGAAGAGTAGTATAAATAGTCCTGTAGAAATGCAGGACTATTTTTTTATGTGGCTATACAATGATAAAGAGTTTGATGAGACGCCTGAAGAGTATCAGGGCTTTGTCTATATCATAACAGATCTTACAAATAATAAAAAATACTTAGGTAAGAAATTCTTTTGGAAACCCAAGACACTTCCCAAAACAAAAACTCGTAAGAGACGCGTTAAAACGCGCGTAGAAAGCGATTGGCGTACCTACTATGGTAGCAGTAAGGAAGTACAAGAACTAGTAGAAAATAACGGCGTAGAGAGCTTTAAAAGAGAGATTCTAAGGTTATGTAAGACCAAAGGTGAATGCTCATACTTTGAGGCTAAATACCAATTTGACTTGGACGTATTACTTCGCGATGATTTTTATAATGGAATTATAAGTTGTAGAATTCATAAAAATCACGTAAAGGAAATAAAAAATGAATACGAACGAGTATGACGTAGTTCTATTAAAATGTGTAGATGGCGATACTGTAGACGTTGATATTAACTTGGGCTTTGGTGTTTGGTTAAAAGATGAACGTGTACGTATCATGGGCATTGATACACCCGAGAGCAGAACAAGTGATAAAGTAGAAAAGTTATTTGGCACAGCTGCTAAGAATAGACTAAAAGAATTATTAAGTGAGGGTGGCAAACTTATTACCACTGAAGACAAAGATGGTGAAGACATGAAGGGTAAGTTCGGCCGAGTATTGGGAGATTTCTGGGTTGAACGTTATGAAGGTAAACGTGAGAAGGTTACAGACATCATGATTGAAGAAGGCCATGCTGTAGCCTACTTTGGCGGTTCAAAGGAAGAGATCCAAATGAAGCATATGGCCAACAGAGAAAAACTGCTTAGAGAAGGTATTGTAGATAAAGCAGATTATGATAAATTAATGGGTTGACCTTTAAGGCGAACCGGTATATAATAAATTAACATTTGTTGCACCCAGGGAGATATGGGATGATTTTGATTGATTATAATGGTATCGCGGTTTCTAATGTAGTAACACAGAGGCTCGATATTGATGAAAATTTAGTGCGCCATATGATTCTTAATAGTATTCGTATGTATCGTTCTAAGTATAAAAATAAGTATGGTGAGGTTGTCATCTGTTGTGATGGTTTCCAGAACTGGCGCAAAGACTATTATCCACAATATAAGTATAAGCGCAAAGCAGACCGTAAGAAATCCAATATTGATTGGAAAGAGTTGTTTCGTATTACCAATATGGTTCTTGAAGAAATAAAAGAAAATTTTCCATATAAGGTAGTAGAGCATGATAGATGTGAAGCAGATGATATCATTGCTGCTATTGTAGAAGATACTCAAGAGTTTGGTAAGTATGAACCAGTGATGATTATATCTTCGGACAAAGATTTTGCTCAGCTGCAAAAGTATGATAATGTATCTCAGTATTCTCCTATCACAAAGAAAATGATTAAGGAAACACATCCACGCAAACAATTAATGGAATTGATTCTTAAAGGTGATCAGGCGGATGGCATTCCTAATGTATTATCTAATGATGATGTATTTGTGGAAGGCATTCGTCAAACACCTCTTCGTAAGAAAGTTATGGAAGACATAATTGATAAATTATCAACCACCTACAAAGAGCCGTATGGTAAAGATGAAGAGTGGATGCGTAATTATATTCGTAATAAAACATTGATTGATCTTTCAGAAACACCGAAAGACATCAAAACAGAAATTATATATAATTATGATAACCAAGATAAATGGTCTAACAAAGGTAAAGTATTTCCCTACCTAATTGAAAAACAGTGTCGTCTACTAATGGATGACCTACAGGATTTTATTTGAGATGGTAAACAAAACTACATATTATACATTTGAAATTTTAGAAAAGATTTCTACGGCTAAAACAAAAGCCCAAAAAATTAAACTTCTCCAGGAACAAAATGATAACTGGGCTCTAAAGGATCTTCTTAGAGGTACCTTTGATGATGCAGTTCAATGGCTATTACCTCAGGGTAAAGTTCCATATGAACCAGCAACTCCAGAATCACATCCTTCAAACTGGACACAGCATAATAAAAAACTAGCTTATTTTGTTAAGGGCGGTCAAGGTGAACGTATGAGCGTCGTTAAACGAGAAAAGATGTTTTTAGATATTCTCGAGACAGTGCACCCTCGAGATGCAGAACTTCTTGCTGGAATGATCAACAAGAAACTGCCAATTAAAGGTGTCACAAAAAAACTAGTACAGGAGGCTTATCCCGGTTTAATTTTACGTTAACAAATAAGGAGTACTTATGAGTAGAATACAACTAGATAGATTAAGAAACGATTTACTTGAACTTACCAGTTATATGGAAAAAGTCAAACAAAGAGGTAATAAGGATCTTTTATCTAAGTTGAAACGTAAACATGATTTTTTAAAGTCTAAATTGGAAACCACTTAACTAGGAGGAGGGACTGGTGCCAAGCCAGTCCCTTAACACAAATGCCATCATACACAATGATAGATATAGAAACAAACGAAGAACATGAAATGGTTCTGTCTTTGGCAGAGCGAGAAGAATTATTGGCTACAGGAAAGTATAAACAAAAACTTTCTACTGCCAAGTTTGTATCTGATACTACATCTACTCTTCGTAGAGCTGGATCAGAATGGAATAATATGTTAGGTAGAATTAAAAAGAACAATCCTGGAAGCACGATTAATAATTAAATGAAAAGAGTCAAGACTCAGAATAATTCCATGACGGTCAAATTGGATGATCTTCTTCAGTTTGACCCATTAACCAAAAATCAGGAAATTGCTTATAAAGCTTGGGATGAGGGAGACAATTTAGTATTAGCTGGAACTGCGGGTACTGGTAAAACATTTATGGCGTTATATCTTGCATTAGAGGATATGCTTGATAAAGAAACCGAGTGGGATCAGGTTGTCATAATTCGATCAATGGTACCCACAAGAGATATGGGATTTCTGCCAGGAGCCAAAGAAGATAAAGAAGAAGCCTTCACTACACCCTATAGAGCTATCTGTGCTGAATTGTTTGGTGATAAATCATCATATAACAAATTGGTTACATCAAAACAAATAATGTTTGAATCTACATCATTTATTCGCGGGACAACATTTGATAATTCTATTATAATTGTAGATGAAATGCAGAACCTTAATTTTCATGAATTAGATTCTGTAATCACAAGAGTCGGAAGACACTCTAAAATAATTTTTTGCGGTGACTATAAACAAAGTGATTTTAAGTATGATGATGACAAAAACGGTATTATGAAATTTATGCAAATTGTTGAACAATTGAGAAATTTTACAGTCATTAATTTTGGATGGGAAGACATCGTAAGGTCAGACTTTGTAAGAGATTATATTATGACAAAAGAAATGTTAGGCTACTAAGAGGAGAACATGGCTAAGTATTCAAGATTCGATCCACGCAATAAGAAACGTGGCAAGCATAAATCACAATCGGAAAATAAAGACCTACGAATTCGAGAAGTGATAGACCGAGAAGAAAAACAATTGTTAAGTGAAGTAATGTATGATGATGAACATGACTATGATGAATACGAACCCCGATCATTGCACGGATAGTATATTTACAATATTGAATTTGAGATCTCAATGGGAGGAAATCACTCTCGGTAATAGATCTACATATAAATTAATTAATGAAGATAGTACTATTGATACCTTAAAATGGTTTGTCAATAGTGGATCTAAATCTAACCGCTTTCGTAAAAACTTTAAACAGGCATTATCATTGGCTAATGATATAGTTAATTATTATGAAAACTCTAATTTATCAGGTATATGTCGGTAAGCGATCAGCTGTTCACGATCTATGTGTTAATTCTGTTAAAGACTATTCAGAATGTATAGGTTCAGATTACATTTGCCAAACACAGCCGTTACTACGCATAAAACCAAATCCATTCACATCAAATAGATCTGAGAACTCATGGAAACAACATGGTGGGTTTTTGCCTATCTATGAGAAAGAAAATGTATTTAATTACATCTACGATTATGATAGGGTTTGTGTAATTGACAATGACATATGGATTAGACCCGGCACTCCTAATATTTTTAATGAAATAAAAGACGAAGATATTGCGGCTCAGTTTGAAAGAGAACTACCTGCAGATCCATCCTATCGTAAAAGAATAAAGTTATATTCCGAACAGCAGTTGGAACCCCTCAAACAATACGATTGGGATTGGAATGAGAATGGTGGTAATTTCTTTAACTCTGGTGTCGTAATATATAATTCATCAATAAAGGATATTCTCAAGGGCCAGAAAGCAAAAGAGTTTATGGAGAGAGTTGACTTTCAGGACTTTATTGATGGTAAGGGTTTTTGGAAATGGCAGACAGATCAAATCATGTTGAACTATTGGGCCAAGAAAGAAAACCTTAAAGTAAAACATCTTGATTGGAAATGGAATGCTCTATATAATCCATTCTTTGGTGGTGTAGATAAAGACAGAGTCAAAGAAGCCCATTTCGTCCATTTCTTTCAATCTGGTAAATTAGCACAATATGCAAGAGATACTAAAGATCTTTTAGAGTTAGTAAAATGAAAACCTTAATATATCAAGTATACGTTGGCAAACGTAGTAAACTTTATGACTTTTGCACAGAGTCAGTAAAGGCTTATGCTAAACGTATAGGCGCTGATTATCAGGTACAACGGCAACCCATACTTATGATTAAACCCGATCCCTTTATGACCAATCGTAAGGGTAAAACTGGTGGTTGGGAAAAGCTGGGTTATCTTCCAATCTTTGAAAAAGAAAATGCATTTACGTTTTTAAAGACTTATGATAGTATAGCAATTATTGATAGTGACATTTATATTAGAAATAATATGAATGAATCTATCTTTGATCAAATTGGATCAAATGACTTTGCAGGTGTACTAGAAAGAGATTTACCCATTACAAAAGAACATAAGAATAAAATTGTAAATTATTCTCGTATGCAATATCAATCTATCCGTAATGTTAATTGGCAATGGAATGATCGTGGGGCCGCCTTCTATAATATGGGTATGATGGTTATTAACAAATCAATCACTAAATATTTGAATGGTGAAACACCTCAACAATTTTTACGTAGACCAAACTTTAAACCCTTTATTGATGGTGTAGGTCCATGGCAATGGTCTACAGATCAGACTTTACTTAATGTCTGGGTAAAGGAATCCGGAATGAAAACCAAGAACCTAGACTGGACCTGGAATGCTCTTTATACTGCAATTGACGATTCAAGATTATCAGAAGCAAAGTTCATTCATTTTTATTTAAAAGACAAACTACCTGCCAATGGTGAGAATGTCGAACAACTTAGAGGTATTATAAATGATTAAACCTGACCTTACGGCATCAGCAACTAATCTTGAAGAATTTTATGAACAGATCACTGCAGCACAACAGGGATCTCATGGTAAAGAATATACAGAACATCATAAGTCACTTATAGCATGTGCTAATGATCCAGATGTAAATGTTATTAAAGAATTAGGTGTTTGTCAGGGAGCCACCTTTGCGGCACTTATGATGACAAAGCCAAAGAAGCTTATTGGTTATGATATTGCTTCTAGATATATTGATCCCTACAAACATCTATTTGATAAGTATGCTGAGGAACATAACCTTGATTATGAGTTTCATGAAATGAGTAGTCATGACACTAGATCGGTATCTCAGGTTGATATGTTACACATTGATAGTCTTCATACACCAGCACACCTACAACAAGAACTTCGGATGCATGCACCAAAGGTTAGAAAGTATATTGTATTACATGATACAGCTAACTTTAAGGGTTCATCTGGGCTGTTTGTTACTATTGCTAAGTATATTACAGAAATGGAACAACTCTGGAAAGTCCATACACATTATATTCATCGTGTAGGATATACAGTATTGGAACGTGTAAATCGTATTCAACCCGAATGGAAGTAAAATGAAACTTTATGAATACAAAGATCATAATGAATATGTAAATGAACAAACTAGAGCCAATGTTGTAAAGTTACATAAGGTTTGGGTTTCTAAGCAAACTATTATTCTTATCAAATCTTTGGTCAACTATGCATCAAATGTCTTATGTCATGGTACTCGAAATGGCGCTGAACAAAATTATTTTAAAGAAGAGTATCCTGAAGCCAATATAATTGGTACAGAGATAGCATATACGGCAACACAATTTCCAATGACAGTACAACATGACTTTCATGAAGATAGAGAAGAATGGTTTGATAAGTTTGATATTGTTTATAGCAATTCATTTGATCATTCCTATGATCCTACTAAAAGTCTAACGGCCTGGAAAAAACAAATTAATGATTCAGGAAAAATTTTTATTGAACTTATGACAGGCGATGATCAAAAGTCAAAGAGTACAGATCCATTAGAAATATCAGAAAGTGAATTTGCGGCTTTATGTGTTGAAATTGATTTGAAAATAGAAGGTACATATAGAACAATAGGCGGTGAAGGTCGTCATTCTATTCTATATCAATTGTCAAAATGAAAGTCCAAATAATCTATATTGATACCGAGAAGTCAAAAAAACAGGCCCAGACTTCTTTAAAGTCATTTAAGATGTATGGCTGGGATGCAGAGTTATATGAAGGTATTACTCCTTCTACTTTAGATGAAAATGACTTTCCCTATAAAGATCTAAAGGATGGTAGATTAGAAGCCTTTAAATATAATGAGCCACATAAGTATCCCATAAAGAAAAGTTGTCTATTTAATAATTTAAAATTTGCTGAGAGAGTTATAGAAGCAAATGAACCAATGGTGTTTGCAGAACATGACTCTCTTTGCATTAGTAAACCTGAAGAATATTTCTTTACCGATTATTTGTTTTTATCTTTTGAGTATGCCTTTAGTCCCCCCACAGCATTAGCCAAAGAACCCTTTCTAAGTTATAAAACACCCTTTGGTATTGGTATATCCGATTTTCCTGGTGATTACCCGTTGCGTTATTATAGAGATACATTATATAATAATCATATTATGAGTCCGGGTACAGCATGTTATGCTTTATCTCCTACAGGTGCAAGAAAGATATTGGCCGCAGCAGAACGTAATGGTTTGGAACAATCTGATTTTATTTACAATTCATATAATGTTTCAATGCAATATGTTAATCCAAGTCCCGTCAGATATCAAAAAGAAAACCTCAATACATCACATGTGATAATATGAAAACATATGCTATAGTCATAAAAGATTCTGAAGTATCGGAATTTGGATACAATAACCTTTTAACTAGTTCAAAAAAGGTTAAAAACGATTTTGAAGTAAATCGATTTGATGCTATAGTTCCAAAAGACGTTGATAAACTTCTTATGATATATGGATTAAAATGGAACTATCCATGGAGTGGTGAAGTCATAGACATGCAATCCGGTTTGGTTAAAAGAGCATATGTTACCGCAAATCCTAAAGCAAGAATAGCATGTGCTCTTAGTCACTATACATTATGGAAAAAAGCGTCTATGATGGATGAACCTATTTTGATTATGGAACATGATGCATATTTTCAAAATAAAATAGATTTTGATCCTAAAGAATGTAAGGGTAACATAATTGGAATTAATAATCCTTTGGGTTGTACTCGCAGGGCCAATCTTTATTATGAATCAATTTTATCTAAGCAAGATAAATTTCAATTGGTACCATATATTGATGATCAAAAGATACCTCAAGGCCTAGCCGGAAATTCATCATATATAATTAACAGAAAAGGCGCAGAAGATATGTTAAAATTGGTTAACGAATATGGTCTGTGGCCCAATGATGCTTTGATGTGTCGCCAACTAGTGCAGGGGTTATATGTCACTAGAAAATTTTATACTCATATTCAAAATCTAAAGAGCACCACAACGCTATGAAAAACTACGTAATTACAATTATGGATAATCCCAATTCTGTAGAGGTGGCCGAAAGATGTATTTCTTCGGGGCAACGTTTTGGTATGCCCATAGAAAAGTTTGAGGCCATAACTCCTAAATCTGATTTGACGGAATTAATGGCAAAGGAAAAAATAAAAAAGGAAGGTTTTGAAGAGCGCTGGTCACGTATGCCAGAATGTATGTCAGCATTTATGTCACACTATAGTTTGTGGAAAAAATCTGTAGAATTAAATGAAGAGATTACCATATTTGAACATGATGCTGTTATTATGGATCCTATACCATACATAAATGATTATAGAGGTTGTATATCTTTTGGTAGACCTTCTTATGGTAGATATAATAATCCTCCCAGTCTTGGAGTCAATGGTTTAATTTCTAAACCCTACTTTCCGGGAGCTCATGCATATAGAGTCAAACCTAACATAGCACAATTACTTATTGACGAAGCAAAGTATCATGCTCGTCCTACTGATGTATTTTTAAACATAAACACCTTTCCATTTTTAGAAGAATATTATCCATGGCCAGTAGAGGCCCATGATTCCTTTACGACCATACAAAATGAAAATGGAATTCAAGCCAAACATAATTATGTAAAATTAAAAGATAAGTATGAGATCATTTAATGTTGATACCAAAACAAATTGAACACTACCTTGATGTACCAGGGTTTAATAATCCTAAACATTTAGACGCACTAGCAGAAACCGCAAGTAGCATTCAACCCGGATCGAGAGTATTAGAAATAGGCCCCGCGTTTGGTTGTTCTACTTGGGTGTTGATGACCAATCTACAAAAGGGGGTTGAGTTACATACATGTGATACATTTGGTATGAACCACCCAGCTCTTAAACAAAGACATTATAATGGTGTTATGGCAAAGCATGGGCACAATTCAGCCATATCATATGCTATGAATCTTTACCTCGAAAAAGATCACAGAACATTGTTTAATCATAATGTCAATCAACATCCAAGGCGTTATGAAGTACTTAAAGAAATTCATGCATATCCCAGCTTGGAATTATTGGCTAAAGATACTAATTGGGATATGGTCTACATTGATGGTTTACATTCATATGAAAATGTATCAGCTGAATTAAACTTCTTGAAGGATGTACCACTTCTATGTGGTGATGATTATCATCCCGCACATCCCGGTACCATGCAGGCCATTGATGAGTTTGTTGCTAAAAGAAAATTAAAATTAGTACATCACGAATTTGATACTGGTTCAGGATTTTGGAAGATTGATAATGCATAAAAAATTATTCATAACGGGATGTGATAAAAAAACAAGATGGATGTTACCTTGGTTTGAACAAAACTTTAGGAAACATAATCCCGATGCTTTGTTACATGTATATGATTTTGATAAAGAATTTTTATCCGAAAGTCATTGGTTTAAAAAACCAGCCGCCATGTTGGATGCTACAAGACGTGCTCATAAGGTTTGTTGGCTGGATACAGATTGTCAGGTTAAAGATAATATTGAAAACATATTTGAATATACTTTACCAAATAAATTGTGTATGGTAGAAGATGTTCCGTGGTCTATACGTAGAGGAGAGACTTGGCACAACTCAGGGGTAGTAGCATTTCAAAACAGGCCTATTATATTACGAGAATGGGTTAAGCAGATAAAGAATGTAACTGATACAACCAATCCTATGTTTGGAGATCAAGATGTACTTCATGCCATTCTCAGACAGGAAATGAATAGGTTAATATATATTAGAGATCTTCCAAGAAAATTTAACACACTCAGATTAGATTTGCTTGATAAGTCTGCTCCCGAAAAAATTAGTATCATGCACTGGACTGGTGCAAAAGGTAAAGAATATATTAGAGAAATGATTAATGTCTAGAGTTGCTCATATTATCGGTAATGGTGATAACCATTCTTTATATAAACCCGCTAAGGGCATTAAGATTACTTGTAATCTACCACCACAGGAAATTGCAAACACATATGCAAGCTGCATTGTAGATTTTAAAATGTGCCATGCCCTCACTGAAGGTTCTGTGCAGATTCCTGGAAATTGGGTTATGGGATATAGACCCAAGATTTGGTATGAACAAAACAAGGGTAATTTTAAGATGAGGTTTGGTCATAAGATCAGAGAGTTCTATACCGTATTGCCTGAATATGCGGGTAACTATACAAATCTTAATTGTGGTCATTTCGCCGCACACTATACAGCAAATAAACTGAGAGCCGACGAAATACATCTATACGGCTTCGATTCTTTGTTTGATATGAATTTAAGAAGTACCACTGATTTTATAATTAATTCAGATCGTGGAGCTACTAATAACGTGAGACTTAATGATCGTTGGCGACCTATCTGGAAAAGTATCTTTGAAGAATTTAAAAATACTCAATGGGTACTACATCACAATCATCCTAACCTTAAATTTCCAAAAGGTGATAATGTAGAAATAAAAGTGCATTGACCCCGTTGACATTTGATTTCAGATG